TCTTCGAGCTTTATTATTCCGTCTTCCTTCCTGAACCACTTCCCTGACTTAGGATCCCACCATGCGTCCGGCGCATCAGGCGAGACCTGTACATATCTCGGATAATTCCTAGCCATCCTTTACCCTCCTTATATTTTAAATGTGTGCGTTGCAGCCTTAACGGTCGCGTCGCCCGCATCTTTAATCTTGTTTGCACCAGTTTGTGTAATTTCTACGCTTACCACAGAGCCTTTCGCAGGAACGTCGCCAAGATCGAACTTGAGTGTCTTCGTAAAATTGTTCTTTGCTACAGCAGCAATCTGCAGATCGGGTACTTCCGTGCCGTTTACTTTTACAATAAAATCGGTCCCGCCTGTAAGTTCTGCTGTATACACAGGTTGGTCAAAATACAGCGTAACAAACCCGTCTTCTCCGACAGAGACAGACTTAAAGCTTGTAACAGCTGCAATCTTTCCTTCTATAACGTCAAAATAACCTGCTTCAAAGAACCTCTGGAGGTTATAGAGGTTAGCCCCATCGGGGACCTCTATAAACTCTCCAGGTTTAGTCTCTCTAAGGTTCACTCCAGATCTGGGATCATACAGGATAGGGTACATGGGCTTCTTCTTGTGGACAAGACACATGAGCTTAACTGCCTGCTCACGGCTTACTGTTATCTTAGCCTGAGCCATTTATATGACCCCCCTTTAGGTTACACTCTCGGAGTGGGAACCTTGTCCATTGTTTCGCTATTCATGTCATCAGGCATAGGCATAGCAGCGAACTGACGTTCAGGCAGCGGCCATGTCTTAGCGAATCTGATGTTCTTAGCAACGGCTATTCCAAGACCGCCATTCAGAATACCGATGCCATAGCGTTCTTTTACTTTCAGAGCCTGGATGTCTCTTGCAGGATCGTCGAACTGCTCGATTGAGATAGGATCTTTAACTACGATTACACCGCAGTTGTTCCTGTCAATTACATACAGGTCGAATTTCTTTTCGACTTCATTGAACGGAACATACGGACTGAAGTGTACCTGCAGCCCTGCTACTGGCAGAGTGTAATTTCCTGCGGGCGGGATCTGCTGAATCTGCAGCTGGCTCTGAGGTGTTCCACCGCCGAATGCTCCGAGACCTGCGTTAACTCCTCCTACGAACATACTCATTAGTTCTTGGTTAGCCAGGAACAATGAGTAACACAGAGGATGCATAATTACGTCGGTAGGGGTAAAGCCTGCGGCCATAATAGCGGTGCACATATCTATGAAGTCCTGAGCGGTAAGTGTGCCATTGTAGTAGCCTTCGTATCCACGACCTGTAGGAGCAAGACCAGTGTCATTAGGAACATACTTACCGTCTACCCATTCTCCGCCGAGGTCTGCGTCGAATACTACGTGGCCATGTCTTGAGAATTCGAGGAATATATTCTCTTCTTTCTTTCTAGCAAGAGCACGACCAGCAGCCTGCAGGTGCATTCCGATAACATCCCACTGAGAGTCGTTAATCATTTCGTCTGTAATCTTGATCTTGAGACCGTACTTCTTAACGCGAACTTCAGTGGTCAGGCTTCCGCCCATCTTAGCGATATCGAGGCTCTGTTCGGGGTATTCCTGACCTTCGGCTATTTCGAAGGCACGAATAGCTCCGAAGTTAATAAACTCCATTGATCTGCCTTCATTGAGAGTAATCTGTCTCAGGAATTTTGATGCGAGATATTCCGGCTCAGCAGCCTCGAGCATAATTGTTTCGATTGTCTTTGGGAGAATTATATGCATGTCATTGCTGGTAAGAGCCTCTTTAACAGTAATTCTGTGCTTCGGATCAACTTTGCCGCTATTCTTAAGGGACTCTACCATTAATTTATACTTTTCAACAAGTTCAACGTTCTGTGTTGCCATTATTGATTTCCTCCTTCTAATATAGATAGTTCAGATAGGGGAAAGGCATCTTTCCCTCTATTACTTCATGAGAAGAATTCTTACTTCGCCGATGTTGTTCTTGTAGTCCCAGCCAGTCGGGATTCCAGGAATCTGGTTTTCAAGAACAACTGCTGTAATGCTTACGTCTACAGGATCTGTAATTGCCTTTGTGAAGTAGATAACAACCAGGTTATTTTCGTAGTCTACATGTAGATTAGCAGCAGATACTACTTCTCCGCCAACTTTAACTACGATATTCTGAGGAGGCACATTGCCGTACTCGGGATAGTTAACAACCTCAGGAATTACGCCTCTTGATACGTCGAACTTAGGCAGAGCGTCTTTGCAGAGCTTATCCCTCAGTCTTACGAACAGAGCTGCGCCGATATGGTCGTTTACTTTTACCTTCTTGTCCTGTGTGAGCTCTACATGACCCATAGTCCTTACATCGAGGATACCTGCATCTGCAAGAGTAGCATATGTCTTTTCGGTTCTTGCCTTGAAGTATCCATCTGTCAGGAACGGTATACCTGCTCTGAAGTTCTTCAGTGCTTCTGCGTAATCACGAGTTGTCTTGAAGTATCCTGTCCCCACAGGGAATGTGTCGATATCGAGAGTATTAGCCTTATCCTTTGTACGTCCAGGCGACGGAACAATCTGTGTTGTTTTAACGAACTGTTCCCACTGCTCGTCGCTGAACTCCATGAAGTACTGCAGGAATCCTGCGGGCGGAATATCTGTTTCGATACCATAGATCTGGCCTACGATCTTGTCGTATCTGTCAGTTGTAGGGTCTGCAATCATGAAGTTACCGTTTTCGTCAGCTTTAACGTATTTGCCATACAGATCGTTAGGATCGCTGGATGTTGCCCATGCTGCGCCAAACTGGATAGCCTTAGCGGCAGCATTTGCAGCTTCAGCGTCGTCTCCGCTGAACAGAGGTATACGGATATACTCTCTTGTGATAACTGTTACGGATGAACCTGAGAATCTGTCTCTTCTTCTCTGGTATACATTGTGATGGTTTACGCCCATCGGTACGTCGGTATTTCCGTTACAAATCTTAACTCTCGGAACATGCTTTTCGCTTTCGACATCGTATTCCACACCTGCGAAAGCGAGAATCTTACCCTTCGGAATAACAACGGCATTGTTATTCTCGGGTCCGAATTCATAGTAGAATTTAATGTTTTCATTTTCTGCCTCTGATGCGAGGTATTTTTCCGCAGGAGCATTACCCTCAGATACTACGAGCTGAGTATTTGTCCTGCCCTTATAGTAAAGACTAGTTGTTTCAGGGAATACTGCCATTTCTGTTTTCCTCCTTTAATTGAATAATGATTTGTGCTTCATTATTTTTCTAGGTGACCGGATAATAGGTTTTTCATGATTTGCTCCACACTGAGGCTGTTAATCTTATTGTTCTTGTCGTCCTTGCTAACACCCTCTATTGTGGAGTTGAGCTCGTCGTCCAAAGCACTAATTCCCGGTCTTGTAAGCTTTTCAGATATAAACATGTTGTTACGGCTTGTTAGTTCTGCGAGAAGATCTCTGTACGAATCCATGAGTGATTCGCTAGATCTTGCTGAGTGCTCAGCAATAGCTTCTTCTTTGTTTTCAACGCCAGGTTTTCCAAGTGCAATCTTAAAGTCAACTACTCTTTCCACCAAATCTTTATGAGCCTTGGCAGCCATTTCTGCATTCTGATTGACTAATGCCTGTCTTTCTGCTTCAAGCTCACCTACCTTGGTTTCCAAAGTAGCGACTTTCGATGTCAATTCGTTCTTTTCTTCTTCAAGAGTCGCTATCTTTGTGTCTTTCTCTGCAAGTGCCGCATCTTTCTCTGCAATGGCTCCCTCGAGTTCTTTGATCTTGTTGTCCTTTTCTGTGATTGCATTCTCGAGAGTAGCTACTTTATCTTTCACTGCATTGAATTCCTCGACACTCACAGTGTTTTCAACTTTCTTGTCCACTGTGTTCGAACCTCCTTTTGGTCGTTCTTTGCTCTCTACCAAGCCAAGCGTACTGGCTACGGCTTCTGTAATCTTGGAGGCACCGTTGCCGAGATCATAAAAGTCGTTGTCGACCTCTATATATGCCTCAATAACAGACGCCTCGCCGGTATCCAACACTCTTGCGTCAGTGTCAGCAGGTACTGCTACCCAGCTGCACTCATCAAACCATATATTGCCTAATATCCAACCGCACACAACGCCGTCATACTCTTCGCCTTTGGTATGTTCGCAGAAGCCTTCGTTAATGATGTCTTTGCCACATATGTTGCATATTGCTGAGTCTGTACTGCAGCCGACGCTTACGGTCAGATATCTTCCATCGAGAATCTTTTCTATCGCGTCCTCAGATGTGATTTCAGGAATAATGACTATTGTGTCTCTTCCTGTGAGGCTATCTCTTACAAACTGTGCATTTGTGATTCTGCCTGTAACATTGTCTACCTGAGGATCGTGGTCGATAAGCATTGGTTTGGGATATGGCATTGTAAAGCTGTATACACCCGTAGGCATCAATTTGCCGCTTTGTGGATCCTTATATGTTCTGTCGCCTTTTAGCTTTTCAGAAAGATATATATTGTGGTTTCTTGTTCTGCCGCTGTGGATCGCCTCAATCCTTGGCTTCAATACCATTCTCTTGCCTTTTTCTTTTGCTTCTTTGACTACTTTCTTTGTGCTTTCAGGATCAATGTTTGTCCTAACTGTACAGCTTTCAACAATGCGTAGCTTGCCATCGGATATTGATTCGGTTACTGTAATGTTGTCTTGTACGTATTCCTTAGGGAAGTCGTCTGTATTAAGCCCAAGTTCGTTGTAGTGCTTTCTTAGATGTCTGTAGGCTGCTGCGTTGCTTCTTGTGGAGCTTTTATTAAGAAATGACAGAGCAGCTTTACATCCGCCTTCGTGAACGACGAGTTTACCGTCCTTTATAACATGGTGCGGGTAATGAAGCTTCTGGCTCGGAGCATCCTCAAAGCCTTCTTCTACTATAAGGTAGCATTCTTTTGCTACTGACTTATAGTTTGAGGCCTTCATTACATCATGCATGAGCTTTGACTTGCTGACGCTGCCCCACGAGCCTGATACACTTGCTTCCTTTGAGTTGTCTATTTCAATCTTGTCGCCTGTGCCGACTTCCATTTTTTCTTCAAGGTCGTTATATTCTATACCATCAAATACACTCATTCATCATACCCCTTTCTAAGAGACAACCTGCATGTACAATTTGGGTGGAAGGGAGGGAGAT